CGTCACCGCTCGGTCCAGTCAGCACTATTGACGACGGCCTGGACCAATGAATCGGTGGTTGCTTGTAACTGCCCGCTAAGACCAGGGGGTGGGTACTGACTTGGGCCAACCCAAACAGTGGACTTTCCTATTAGTTGGTTCTGAAGATCACGGGCAGACTGCTGGCCCTGAAGACCAGAATAGTTAGGCCGCCAACCTCTCTGGGTAGTGAGTTGTGTGGTTCGGTACAGACAACTATCTGGTTGCTCAGGGACCAGCTTTTTCAATGAATAACCCGTCCAGTTATCGGCGCTTCGCATCCTGATGAAATGACCGCAGGACATGATGGCCTGCATGGCCCGTTCGAAGTGCAATCCAACCCGCATCTCAAATACCCACAGCAATTGGTTCACTGGTTCTTCACCTTTGAGCAGGGTCTGGGCATGGTCTTGCAGCAGCAAGCGCCCATCCGGCATGGCCTCAAAGGCTTCCCAGGTTGTGTTTTCGGCTATCCTGATCAACTGACCAATACTAACCCTGTCATTGCTCATGTTGGCCTCGTGGCGTATTGGGTAAACTCATGGAGGGGGATTATACGCAAACCGCGTTGCGGAACAATCAGCAGTGCGCGCTTGTCCAATTCCAGTTCCCTGGAACCTATGTTGCACAAGCAAACCATGGTCAGCATGCGGTTCTGCTTGGCAACGAGCAATGGAAGCTTGCTGTAAGCGGCGGCCTGCACCAATGCCTCACCCCAGAATTCAAGCAGCTTGCCCTTGCCGTTCAGCAGCCCCAGGAAATTCAGGTCGGCGTAGTATTTGCACTCAATGAGAAATCTGTCAGTGAAGGGGTTCCCTATGGCGTGAATTGAAGAAATGTCACCAGCCTGCGTTGCCAGACGCTTACCTTTACGGGCGGCCACCGTGGACCTGCCCCCGCTCATAGCACTTCTCCAAAAAACATCCTCCTGCTTGCCGTGACTGACCCAGAGCGACAGTTCACGGCATACATCTCTTTCGAATTGACTTCCCTTGGCCTTTCCCCCGCCCTTACGCATATTTGCTCCTCGTTGGCAAGAAACTGGTCTCCACCTTGGCCCAAGCTTCCTTGACTGCCATAGCCAAAAGCTGGCGCTCCTTGTTGTATTCAGCATCCGTCATATTGGCAAGCAATGCAAGGTAATCCTTGGCTGAATATTCAGACTCAAGATGCCCCATAATTTCAGACTCAAAGCAACCAATTTCGTTGAGCCAGCGGATGCTGGCCCCCACATCATCTACTCCGTAGCCAAAGATGAAATCAAACGACGCTTCCCTGAACTGTAGCCCAACCTTGTTCTTCTTGACTTTGGCCAAAATCATCACGCCGTAGGTCCGTTCAATTTTGGCAATTGTACGTTTAAGCGGTTTGACAGCCGACAGCCAGAAAATTTGCGAGGCATAGAAATCAAGTGCCTTCCCACCTGCACGGCGGTACTTCTCACCAAATGTGACCCCTATGTTCTCACGTACCTGACTGACCACCACTAGCAACACCTGACTCTGCTCAATTCTCCTGGCGGTCTTACGGAAGAACTCACTCAGCATCTTTGCCTTGGCCATGCCGTAGCTGGCCTCACCCACATCACGTTCCATCTCAGCTTCATCGCTGAGAGCATCAAGGCTGTCCAGCACGTAAATGCCCGGCAACTTTTCCTTGATTTGAGCGTCAAGGAACTTGTCAAAGTCACGGGCAAATTCCTCAACCGTCATAATTGGCTTGCCTGGGTCACCAAAGTCGACTTTGTCTATTTGTAAGCCCATGGCAGCGGCATAACTGGAATCAAATGCTGCTTCTGTCTCACAGTAACGGACGGCCCCTGTAGGGTGCTTTAGAAGGAAGTTGATCATGGCCTCAGCGGCCAGTGCTGTCTTGGCAGTAGATTTGTCGCCGACAATGTTGACAATCCTGCCGATGGCATAACCCCCGCCCAGGGCACAATCCAGCAGCGTACAGCCGCTGGAAATGAAATTGATCCCTGGCTTCTCACCGACGAAGTACGATGTTTTGGTTATCTTAGGTCTTTCGCGCTTTTGCTTCATCTGACCAACGCTTTTCTGGGATTTCATCATTCAGTATTTGAGAAAGGGGGCGGCGATCCCCCCTTAACGGGTCAATGCCGCCCCTGCGCAGTAGCTCAGTCTTCCTCAGCTGGCTTGGCACCGCCTTGGTGCCTACGCCTGATGCGGTCCCTGAGGCTTTCACTTTTGGGCGCAGCTTCCTCCTCAGGCGAAGTATCACCCGGCCTAGCCCGTCGTGATGCAGGTCGCGGTGCCGGTTCCGTCTCAGGGTCATTCTCAGGCTCTGGTTCCGGCTCAGGCCGCTTCCTGCTGCGGGGCGCAGGCTCAGGGTCTTCATCCTTGGGCTTTGGTGCCCCGCCATTGAACACACCGGAAATGTGATCGTAGTCGTAGTAGTTCAGGCAGTCCGGGATTGGGTTCTCAGCAACGTAATCCAGCCATTGCTGCTGTTTCTTCTCATCGTCGGAGATAGGCCCAGGTTCCAGCAGCCGCATCTTGCTGGCTGGGTAGTCGGTTCCCAGGTTGGCCCCCTCTTTGTAGAAGCGGATATCACAGCCATCTTCAGGATTGTCTACCTCAATGATTTCACCCGTATCCTGGTCGTAGGCCAGGTTGATGAAGGCTTTGTCCACCTTGCTGAACGGGGCCGGGTACAGTTGCGGCCCCTGCTCTTCATCCAGGCGGTCAATGACCCACATCAGGATGCGGTGGGTAGGTCGCAGGGCCTTGCCCAGGGCTTCGTCGCCCTCACGTTCAGCCTGGGTTCTGGCCTCAGCAATGGGGTCCGGCTTACCCAGCATCTTGGACAATGACAGGTATGCCTGATTGTCAGGACCGATTTGGTAGTTGACGTGAATGTCATAGCCGTAATGCCTGGCCTTTTCCCAAGTTGGGGGCAGGATGCGGATGACATTCTTGCCGTCCTTGGCCTTGTACAGCCTATAGGCAGGCTTGATGTAGGTGTCGAACTGGCCGCCTTTCATGTTGGCCCGTTCACGCCAATCATCCTTGGACCGTTCTTGATATTTGAAGCTTCGTGACATCTTTTCACCTTTGGGTTTTGGTTTTACTTCTTAGCTTGTCTGTTCAATGCCAGCCGTTCGCGCCTCCTTTGGTAAACCATAGCATCGGTAGTCTGTGTTGGCTTCAGGGCCGCTTGCTCAAAGTAGTTGCTGGCGTAGAGCCTGCCAAGGGCCTTCAGCATCTCGCTTCTTTGAAAAAAGGCGTCTTTTAGTGCCCCCAGACGGTCTGCATACTCTTTGGCTTCTAACCATTCAGTGTATGCCCGTTGATGAACAGGATCAACGGCAACACGGCTTTTGATTGCTGTGTCTGTGGTCTTGGCGTCACGGAAGCGGCAGTCAACAAACAGTTTGCCATCTGTTGCGTTCAGCTCTTCCTTAAGAGCATCGCGTTCAGCTACTGCCTGAGCGTAAGCCTCAGACACTTCAAAGAACAGAGCAGGCTGCTGCATGACTTCATCATCCAGCGCCTGCTTGTCTATGCGAAGGTATTTCCTGAACTCGTCAATGTCTACGGTCATGGCCGGTAATCCAGGTTGATGGCCATCGCGATGCTATACAGCAACGGGGCCATGCGGTCACTTGAATTGAAGGACGCCCTGAACGGTTCCATAAGCGCCAGCACCTGCCGTGCCTTGTCGTCACCAGTAGTGTTCATCAAGACGGCGGCAAAATAATTCACCAATACCACCCTGATGCTCTCCGGATCAGTACCTTCGAGGGCTTTGACAAGTCTAACCGCTTCGGCCCATGTTTGATCGCGCCCGCTGAGAAGCCAACGTGCCAAATCAATCGCCTCACGGCTTTGCGTTGCACTTTGTATGATAATACGGGCTTCTTTGACGCTTTTCGCATGGGCGCAGGCTTCCAACCAAACCAGACCCTGGCGTGGGCTACCGCCTGCATCTTCGGCAAGCGCCGCAAGGATTTCGTCGGTGGTTTCAAACCCCTCAACCTCAGCCACAGATTGTAAGAGCTCATAAATCAGTTCCTCCGCTACTGGTTTGAGATCATATTTCAGGCACCTAGTCTGGATGGTCTTGGGTATTTTTCCTGGTTCGGTAGTGCACAGCGACCAGTACACATGCCTGGGCGGCTCCTCTATTGGCTTGAGGAGGATTGTCCATGCTGCTGCTGACAGCCTGTGGGCTTCATCGAGGATGATAGATTTAACCCCAGAAGTACCGATAGCACGATAATTGCTACGGCCAACGATATCTCTAATAGCGTCAGCCCCAGAATTAGACGCGGCATCTATTTCCTCGATGTTGGCTACGGTAGCCTGACCCCCGGCAAACTCATTGGCCAGGATACGTGCTAGGGTGGTTTTGCCGGTACCTGACGGCCCCGTAAAGATGTAGCTGTGGGCACGGTTTCCTTTGATTGCCTGTTTGAGCGAAGCAACAGTTCCATCTTGGCCCAGTACTTCTTCAAACGTCAATGGACGGTACTTGGTGTGCAAGCTATTAGCGGTCATAGAGCCTCATTGGGTTGCGGAAGGTTAACAGGTACACAAAATGGCGATAGAAGCTGACACGATCAAACGGGCGCAAAAAATCCTCGTTATGCTCTAACCCCTCACGCATTCTCACTTTTTCAAGCGTGGTGAGCCAAACTATTAGGGCCAATTGTGCTTTGTTGGTACGTCTAGCACAAATCAGTACCCATGTGACAATCACACCGGCAACTAAATAGATTATGGCCACGGCCATGTCAGACATCTTTATAACTCCAAAACTTGCCTATTTCCTGCATGCCGTACCAATCTGGCCCTATTGAGACTTTGACCGATAACGGCACATTCACTTCCTTGTAAGGCGGTGTGAGCATGACCTTGTAGATTGCGGGGATTGCCTCTTCCAATACCTGGTCATCGTCAGGAATAACGAAGCTTAAATCATCATGAATGTTCAGCACCGGGTGCAAATGCCATTGGCCGGATTCGACTGCCATGCAGGACAGTTCATTCATGGCGTGACAAACAATGTCACAAGCGAAGCACTGCACCGGGAAGTTTATTGCCTGGTTCCTGGTCAATGGGTAATGGTGACGCCTGCCGGTGGGGGATGGCACCCAACCAGTTTCGTAATACTGCTTCATGAGGGCGTCTTGCCACTCAGCCAAGCCATCAAAAGACTCCCAAAATTCATCCATCAGGTCATCAATTATTTCTTCTGGTGTATTGAGGTATGCTGGACTGGCTATTGACTTGTTCGATGCACCAAAGAAGGCAGCAAATACCAGCTTCCCTTTGACCTGTTGTCTGAGGTCTGCATCTGCCGGGCCTATGGCCGGGTACTTCTCAGACAGCTTGCGTGCCCACTCCATGTGAATGTCATAGTCTTCCCAAAGGGCTTTTACCAAAACCTTATCCTTGCTGACCATGGCGGCGGTGCAGCCTTCTAGCTGCCCATAATCGAACGCCACCAAGACGTGGCCTTTTGGAGCCACAATCTGCTTCCTGATCCAGGCGTCTCTGTGCTGGGGGAAGTTTTGCATATTAACTTCGTCGCTGCTCGTGCGTCCAGTTTCAGCGAAAGTCGTGTTAAAATGGCAATGCAGTCTGCCATCTGGATATACAAATTCGCCCTTGCCCAACTCCAGGCCGTCGACGTATGTTGACTTGAGTTTGGTACGATTACGTAAGTCAACAATGAGTTTGGCGAGGGGGTGATCAATTCTACCCAGTACATTTTTGTCCACCGAATATTTGGCTTTTACCGGGGCTTCGTCATATTTGCGCTTGGCTTTGGATGCCACATTGTAGTCATGCACTTCATGCTTCTCAGGGGTCACCAGCACTTCAGGGCGCTTCAGGTAATCCTTGAAGATGTTGAGGGTATCAGGCCCTGCTGCGAAGTTGACTTCACGGTGGTCAGCTCTGTATTCCCGTACCACTGGCAGGGTGTTTATCTCAGCTTCTAGGGCCTCAATCTCAGCTCCCAACTTGCGCTGGTTACGTTTGACTTCAGCCTGGTCCACCAGCACCCCAAGGGTCTGCATCAGGGCAACGCTGGACTGCCGTGGCAGCGCCTCAAGGTAGGCATCATGCAGGCCGCGCTCTTTAAGCAGCTTGGTCTGTGCGTGGTAAAGCTTGAGGGTGTATTTGGTGTCCAGGGCGTTATAAATCAGTATCTCACCTAGGTCGGATTTTGACATATCCTTTTTGTTCAGCTTGAACAAGGACTTGTACTTGATGCCGAAGTGCTGCTTTACCAGAAAGTCTAAACTTTGGTATGGGGCACGCCGGTCATCATCGCCATGACCTTGCTTACCACGCCTTTCATCCAAGAAATGGGCCTGCATCTGAGTGCATTCCCAATTCGCATGGTTAACGATCTCCCGGCCAAAAAGCCATATAAACCACTCAAGCTCGAAGGGGGCGTTATGTGCAATCTTAACTGGCCCACCCCGTCCAAATAGCCCCTTACATAATCTAATAATGTTTCCTTGTTGTCGAACATCCAAGGATACTCCTGGATGACTGACTGCAAAGCTGAAATTAGCCTCTTCAGTTGATACGGCGATAGACATGATGGCTGCGCCGTCACTGAAGGGTCTGAGTCCTTTGGTCTCGATATCGACGGCGATGGTGTCAGCCTTGCCAGCATGATCAAGTAGCGCACATAATTTTCCGTAATGGCTGGGATCTGATCCGTCAAAGCACTGCACCCCTGATCTGATATCTTGTTCAGTACCAACCTGAACTGGTTCAAGGTTTCCAGCCGTCTCACAAGCCCGCTTGATGTCCATCCTGAAGCAGTGACCGAGCTTGGAGTTGAGGGGCTTTTTCTTGTCATAGGCAATCCTCAGTATGAATGACGGGTGGTAGGTGGGCATGAACCAGCATTCGTGGCTGCCTATTTTCACTGCGAACAGCCTGCCCCGCATCCCGGCCAGGTCACCAGACCCTAATATAGCCTGCAACGGCACTGCCCCCAGGCCGACAATCAGCTTGGGCTTGGCCTGCTCTATAAATTTAACCCGTCTGGGCTGGCAGCATTCTATTTCTTGCCAAACTGGTGTACGGTTGCCGGGGGGCCGACAGTTGCACACGTTGTCAAAAGAACATTGAGCCACAGAGCCACTAGGAATGCACTGCCGTAGAAGAGTACCGGAGGGACCCGTAAGCGGTTTCCCTGTGTTTTCATCTTCATCCCTCCCTGGTGCTTCAGCTAGGAAATAAACTTGGGTTTGCTTGGCCAACGTCGGCAGCATTTTTGGGGTATCAACGTCAGCCTTGTTCAATGGGCATGCGGCGCAGCCAAGCCTACGCAGCACCGCCACGTTAACAGCCTTACGCTGGGCAACCATAGGCTTGCCAGCAGGCGCAGCGGCCTTGCGGCCCTGCTTACTGAAGAAAAATGAAATGACTAACCCCCTAAATTACCTGACAGGATGAACAACGTGCTGCCTAGTCTGAACGTGCAGCAATTCTCAGCCACCGACATTTCATCACACAGGCTGATGCACCGTTGGATACGTTCAGCTGAGACATTAGCTTG